TCCTGATCTGGCAAGCTCGAAGCAATCTCACCCGCCATTCCGGCGGAACAAGGCTGGCGACGTTGCCTCGGCTGATCGTCATGGCATTGCCTGAGTTTAGCAGGCGGACGCCGCTCGGCTTGTGCGTCACCGCTCCAGCCTCGCTCTCCCATTCGTCGGGGCAGTCGATCAGCTTCGCCTCGATCAACTCCAGGATCGCTTCGCCAGCGTCCTTCTCCTGTCCCTCGATCAACTCAGGCTCCGGCGGCGCATCCGGCGCTGCACGGAGCAACCGGCGCATTGCAAGGTGCTGGATGACGGCGTAGGCCGACACCATGACTAGGGCGGCAACAAGTGCCAGCGTCATCCTATCCTCTCCCCTCCGTTGCATGGATATGGCTGACCGTCGCAGGCGATGATCCCGCCTAGCATCATCCGGCGTTCGCGAACTGAGACAGCGCAGAGTGCCAGCTCGATTGCGGCGAAGTCGTTAAAGCCTCTGAGAAGGCGCGCCCTGTCCTCCAGCCAATCGGCCAAGGCTTCGCGTTGCAACTCTTCGTCCATCCTATAGCCTCCCCGCTATCGTCCAGGATTTCGCTATGGCGTCGATCCAGACCGCTGAGGCGGGGACGTAGGGCACGAGCAGCCCTCCGGGTCCGGCCATGATCCGGGCAAGAGACTTGTCGAACAGCCGTGAGGCTATCAGCGTGGTGAGGATCGCCCGCCTAATCATTGACGGGAACCTTCGCCGCCCACGCCTGCAGATGCTCGATTGCATCGCGGACGCTCATCCCGCCTTTGCGGACTATGACTCCGCTCCGGTAGGTGATGCCGCTCCTCGTGAAGCTGACAGCGATCCCCGTTGAATGTCCGGCGTCCATCGGGACGACTGACACAGCATCGGCCTTGGGGAATGCCTTGATGACGGCGGACCGGACTTCTGCCCGCGTCATTGCCCAACCCTGTTGGCAAGCCACCCGTAAAGGAAGGCTTCATTGGCTGGGCGTCGTTCTGCCAGGCGAAGATAGCGTTCGCCTTGGAGCGCATCCAGCGCGCGGAGCAGGACGGTTTCTCCTTCCCGCTTTCCTCGCAGCTTCAAGAATGTGTCGAGCGCGGCTAGGGTGGCCGGGCCGATCCTTCCGTCAGGAACGATGTCGGGATAATCCTTGCGTCCGCGATTGAGGGCTGACAGCGCGCGTTGCAGGAACGTGGCCGCAACGGATGGCCCCATGTTCACTCCGGTATCGAACAGCTCTCCAGCGACCCTGTCTGACCGCGTTGCGACCTGATCGAATTTCGGACGCAGCCAATAGAGGCGCTTGTAGATCGCCTGCGCTTCCCCAATCGGAAGATCGCGCATGTCGCCCTGGTATCCGTGGGCGCGGGCAACGGCTTCGGTTATGCCGTATTTAGTCGCGCCGCCCTTGTCGGACGGGTGATTGGCGTAGCCTCCTTCCTTGGCGATGAGGCTGTCTATCCGTTCGTCAATGGTCACTAGCGTCCTCCGATAAGCCGGTTGCCGTCACGTGGTCACGATCCCGTCTTGATGTCTTGCTGGCCTTGATGCGTTCGAGGATTTGCCTGAGCCTTTGCAGTTCTGTTTGTTCGGTGGCCGCGCCCTTCATCGGGAGATCCCTAGTGCGATTGCTTTGAGCCCTGCGATTGCATGGGCGAGAATGCGCGTGTCGGCGCGAGTCGCGAGCGGGCCGTAGGGCGGCTCGCAGTTCTCGCCTTTCCTGATGCGTTCGGCTCGCCGTTCGTTAATGCAGCGATCCAGCCAGTCCGGACCTTGGAGAAACCAAGCGTCGTTCACGCATAGCTTCTGGACGCAATGGCGGACGTGGTGCCCTAGCGGCTCAAGGGCGCGCTCGAAGCTGGCGAAGCGGTCGGCTTCCTTGCCGGATAGTCCGGCCATGTGAAACTTGCGCTTGACGTTTGGGCGTCCAACGCGGGCGTCGTAACCGGCGATGGTGGCGTTAAGGGTGCGAAGCTCTCCCCAATAGAGATTGCCGTATTCGCGCCCAATCTCGCGAAGAACGGCTGGATCGGCACTACTCCCGTCCAGCAAGCCCTCATACCACGCCCGCCCTATAGGGTCTTTGCGCTGGGCCGCGTGAGGAGCGTTCATCGCTTTTGAGAACAGCGCGCGCCTTGCCTCGCTAACGGCGCGCTCGATTGCTTCTCGCTCCTCGCCTGGGGTTCTGATCCGCTTGGCCTTTGGCAAGTTTATCTCGCCAGCCTCGAACAGCCTCATGGGCGGAGTGTTGACCAGCATTTCGAGCCTCGCGCCGTCCTTGATGGTCAGCATTGCCCGCGCGTGATGGAGTCGGGTCTGCAATGTTCCGCAGTCCCGCGCTTCAACCTTCCGTTTCCTTGCGTTCTTCGCTGCCATTCCCCACCCCATTCAATCGCTATGCCGCGACCGCCTCCGCGTAAGCCTCTTCCGGGGGCTTCACGTCCTTGTAAGCTTCCATGATCGCTTGCCTCATTGCAGAGGCGCGCGTGTTGCCGCCGCGCAGTCCGTCAACGAAGTCGCCCCAGCCGTCGATGTCGAAGGCGAGCAGAGCCTGGAACAGCCGGTCTTCGTCCAGTGAAGGCGGCGGGTTGCCTATGATCTCGACAAGTCCGGTAAAGACAGAGCCGCCATGCGTAAGAACCTGGCCTGGAAACGCCTCGGCTATGAGTCGCAGAGCTTTTGCCGCGATGGCCCTGCCGTCCTTCCGGATCGCTCGGGCGATGGATGAAGTGAACGCGACCTCGCCAGCTTGCCATGACTTTTGAGCGGTCGTGGTGGCTACGGTCAGCTCCGCTTCGTGGACAAGTTTCTCGATCTCCAGCGCGTTCGGGTCCGCCGCTGCGAGCGCGGCGTGGAAGTCGTCCAGCCTGTTCATCGCCTTGCGCTGGCGGTTGGCCTCGATGAAAAACAGGGCTTCTTCCTCGACGCTTCCAAAGCGCGTGATGCAGCATGGCAGTTGCGGAATGTCCCCGCGAAGGTTGGCCCCGCTCCAACGGTGCTGGCCGTCGATAATCACAAGGCTGTCGTCTGGCCTGCGGGACACGCCCAACACTCCGAACAGCCGCCAATCGAATCTGTTGGCTATGCGGCGGATCAGGCGGCGCGATGTTTCGTTATCGGTGGACCGCTGGTAGGTAGCATCGACCGCGAGCTGGTCGGCGTGGACCCATTCGATTGTCGGCATTGAACCGAGCGGCGGCTTCATGCCTGCCACCCTCCGATGCCGCTCCAGGCGAAGCGGATTCCTTTCACGCCCTTTTGCCCGTAGCGGGCAACGGCAAGGTCGTAGGTCCGTTCCATCAACCCGTCGCCGCCGTCCCGGAAGATTCTTCGGCCAAGCTCGGTCATTTTACGATAGGCCGCGATCTCTTCTGCGGTCTGCTCTGGAAGCTCGGCAAACGAGTAAACTCCCGGCGTGATCGGGGTCCGCGCCGATTCATAGTCCGCGCTCGCAAGGCGTATTTCACGCGCCAGCTTTTCAATGTCCGACACCGTTACCTCCATTGCTCTGTCTCGGGGTGTATTCGTTGGCGGGAATTGGCCTCCCGACTTCAACGAAGGGAGCTTCGCGTTTCGACTTGGGATCGTATCTGTTGACCTCGACCAAGGCCCCGGACGAATACCAAGCCCGCAAAATCTTCTTGATGCGCCGCCTGTCGGCCTTGTCGTCCGCGTTCAGGTCCAGAACCTTTGCGACGAGTTTACCGACCCAGCGCGCTTTCGATTGTTCGCTGGCGCGAACCGCACCATCTTCGGAGCTGTGCTTGGCGACGAGCGTTTGGACGCCTGCCAGATGCGCGGTCGTTACCCCGTCGAACACGTCGGGCGGGTTCCACGGCGTCACAACGCCGATGTTGTCGCCATTCTCAAGGTGAACGGACTCCAGATAGAACCAATCGCTGTCGTCCGCTGGGGGGGCGCGGTTGTTCTTGTCGTCGTAAACCTTGAAGTAGCGGCGGCGCTCCTCGCCCGGAATGTTCCAGCCCTCCGCCTCTTCCTTGCTCATGCGGTTCATTGCCAGAACCGAACGGCAAGCGGCGGTCAGAGCAACCGCACCGCGTGCCGAGTTGGAGTCCACTGTTTCGGAGCGGCCCTTGGCAACGTGGTGGGCAACGCAAATGGCACAATTCGCGGCGTTGGCGATTGAGGCCAGCGCCTTCACCACGGCGTCAACAGCCATGTTGTCGTTTTCTTCAATCGAGTGGATGCTTACGAAGGGGTCAAGGTCCAGATAATCTATCTTGTGGTCGATCAGCGTGGCGGTCAGTTCGCGCTTCAATTCCGCGTCGATGGTCATTTGTCCAAGCGCCGTGACGGTGGCCAGTTTCATAGTCGCGCCGTCCATCGCGCTGTCGAGAAACAGCCGGTCGCCAAGGTCAGCGGCGGTCAGCCCGTAGTGGTGGCAAGCGGCTTGGATTGAGCGCGTCTGTTCCTCGCGGTCGTCCTCGTGGTTCCATAGCCACACGCGCTTGGGGCCGCCGTAAATCTCGCGGCCCAACAGGTTCTTGCCCGTCACCATCGCCAAGCCACGCGCGACCTTGTAGGTCGTCTTGCCTGCCGCCCCGGGGGCGACAAGGGCGCTAACGTGCTTGCGTTGAAGCTCTGTTCCGTAGAGATATTCGCGCTTCGGGATGGTCGCTGGCGGCGTCCAAAGGTAGGGTGATGGAACGATTCCCGTCGCGTCACTCTCCACCGGGCGAAGGTGCGGCTTTGCGCCGTCGATGCGCTCGGCCAAGCTCATGCCGCGACTCCCCGAAGTTCGTCGTTCCAGTCGCGGAATTTCGGGTCAGGGAAGATGCAGCGGACTTCGAGCCCGTTTGCGGAATGACATTGCGTTGCCGCGTCAACCGCGCGCCGTCCGGCGTCGTCGTTCTGTCCCGCGATGATTACGCTGCGGACCTCGGGCGGGAAGTCGATGAACGGCATAAGGCCCGTTCCGCAGGAAACCCATACGGGCGTGTCCGGGTGCATCTGGCGGATGCTCAGGCCGTCTTCCGGTCCCTCGGTAATGATCACTTCGGGAGCGGTGCGGCTCAGCCGCAACGCGGACCCGCGCATTCGCCCGAGCGTCAGCTTGACAGCGGCCTTGTCGCGGCGCTCGCCGTCAACATAGATGCGCTGGATGCCTGAAAAGGTGCCGTTGCGTTCCTGACAACCGCACAGAAGGGCAGGGCGCGGGCGTCCCCATTCTCCGGTTTCCGGGTTGCGCCATGCCGGGACCATCGCGAAGCGGACGGTGCCGAAAAACTCCGGCATTGCGTCGATCCCTCGCGCCCGAAGATAGGTTTCGCCGGGGGTGCCCTTAACGTCGCCAGCCTCCGCGAAGAATCTCCGCGCATGGGAGATTGCTTCATCGCGCTCGGCGTCCTGCTCCTCGCGCCGCTGGGCGCGCTCCTTTGCGCTGACAACGGGAAGGTCGGCCGCCCCAAGGTAACGAAGGGCGTCCATGAAGCGGACGCGCTCCTTCTCCATGATGAAGCGGATTGCATCGCCAGACGCGCCGCACCCGAAGCAGTAGTAACTGCCCTTGCCGTCGTTCACCCGGAATGAGGGGGTGCGTTCGCTGTGGAACGGACAAAGCCCGACCAACTCTCGCGGTCCGGCTCGTTTCAGCTCTGTGTAGCGCCCGATAACATCGCTGATGTTCCGGCTTGCGCGTATCTCCTCAACCGCTCGCTGAAATTCAGCGTCGGCGATTGCCCCACCCCCGCGTTGGCTCATTTCGGTAGCGTGACCTCCATTGGTTCAAAGCGGAGATACGCTTCCCGAAAGGCGCGCTCGGCTCTGGCCGATGCCTCAATCGTTGCGCGGTCTGCGCGTAGGTTGGGATTGTTGTTGATCGCTACGGCAAGCTGCTGGTGGCGCTTCCAAAGCGACTCCAGCGTTGCGGCTGATATTGCGGGGCGGTCCGCGACGGCCATTGCTACGCCGCTTCGCGGGCGGTTTCTTCGTCCGGCTCCAAGCCCAACAGCTTGTCGATTGCGCTTGAACGCGCCCAAATCTCGGTGCCCTTGCTGCCCAAGCGGGTGACGGGCAATTTCCCGCCCGCCGCCATGCGATAGACGGCGGCGCGGGTTACGGGCTGGCCTCCGATCATTTTCGCATTGAGATAATCGGCGATTGCCTGCGCGCCTCGGAGCAACCCATTTTCAGAAACTGCTTGCATTCCGGTTCCCGTTCCTTCACGGTTGGGCGATGATGTTGTGCAACGTTGCATAACAGCGCCGTTCGTTCCGCGCAAGGGGGTTGAGAAAGTTTGCCCAACTCATCTGTGGATAGGTTAGAGCTTCGCTTTGGGGAGCTGGAGGCAACCTTGGCCGATCTGAACGGGATCGCCAGCCACCAACGCACGGCATTCCAGGCGCGCTTGAAGAACCTTCACCGGCTCGGCTTCCCGCAAGGAATAGGCCAGGGGCGCGGCAAGGCGATTATCTACGGCGCGCGCGAATTGCTGTTGATGGCTGTCGCCGTGGAGCTGGCGCAAGTCGGCCTGACGCCGGAACGGATAATCGAAGTTATCCAGGACGACGAATATCCGCTCTGGATGGCGGTTCACATGGCGGCGTCCGCGCTGCACCACCGCCCGCAAGTTTTCCGCGAGGGGTTCAGCTATGAATGGGCGGACCAGGAAGATACCGACCCGACGCCGTTCTTCCTTTTCCTCGATCCGTCCACGCTCGCGCCGTGGAACGATGATGGCGAGGATAGGGCGTCCGGCTCGTTCTCATTCGGCGGCCTTGGCGTGGTTCGTGAAAACCTTGCCCGCTGGACAACGGGACCGTCCCGCCGCCTAGCCCTAATCAACGTCACCGCGCTGGTTGGGTATATTGCCGCCTATCTTGGCGGTCCCGATGGTGCGCTGGCGATTGTTAAAGAGATTGACGCCGTTGCTGACGGCTGGATTCGCCGCGACGACTTTGAGTTGGACGATTGGCTTCTGGCGATTGCGAAACCGGCGATGCTTGAGGCTGCGGCCAATCCGCAGCCGTTCGTCAAGGACGGCAAGCGCACAATCGCGCGGCTTTCGGACGTTGTTGACCTAAGCCTGCCCTATGTTCACCTTGGCCCGTCCCGTCACAAAACGCTGCCGGATATGCTCATTCGGCTTCCAGGCCAGCGGGAGTTGATCGTTGACGGGCGCATGGGGCTGCTTGCCGACATACCGCAGGAAAGCATCTACGCCCGCGTCGATGAGCTGGCGGAGCAGCCCTTTCGCACTATGGCTTCGGACAGGACGAATTATCAGGTCATGTTCGTTGGGGATGATTGGTTCCTGTCCGCCGCCGCCGCGCATGACAAAGACATATTCGAGGACGCGCTAAGCAAGGGCGTCGTGATTGCGACACCATCTGCCCTCAAGGCGATGATGCAGAAGATTGCCGAATTGTGGAAGGATTGGGCGGCTGGATCGCCGGAACGCCGCGCCGAATGGGACGCGCTGGCGGGCGAAGAGTGGCCGCATGAAGGGAGCGCCAGCGTTGGCGACGATCAAGAAGCGTAGGTGGCAGACAGCCTCGGGCGAAGTGCGCGAAGCATGGTTGCTCCGCTATACCGACTCGACGGGCAAGCGCCGCGCAAAGCAATTCGCCAAGAAGGGTGACGCGGAGGCTTACCGCATCAAGTCGGGCTGGGAGCTGGCGCAAGGCATTCACACTCCCGACGCGGCAAGCATCACGGTTGAAGAGGCTTACAAGCTCTGGCTGCAACGCGCCCGCGCCGAAAAGCTGGAGCGGTCCACGATCAAGTCATACGAAGAGATAGGGCGGCTTCACATTGTCCCGATGATCGGCGGCGACAAGCTCTCGAAACTGTCGATGCCGAGCGTTCAGGCGTTTGTCGATTCGCTGCTGCTCACGCGCTCCAGGGCAATGACGGCCAAGGCGCTGTCCGCCCTGTCGTCCATCATCGTGGAGGCGCAACGTCGCGGCCTGGTCGCTCAAAACGTCGCCAAGGGGGTCAAGGTCGTGCGGCCCAAGCGCGACCGGAAGAGGATCGTCGTTCCGCCCAAGGAGCATCTGCGGGCGATGCTGGAAACGGCGCAAGCGGAGTTCCCCGACTTTTACCCGCTGCTGCTGACGGACGCCCTGACCGCCCTTCGATCTTCCGAGATTCGCGGGCTTCGCCGCGTTGACGTTAATCTGCGAACCGGCGAGCTTACCGTTTGCCAGCGAGCCGATCAGTGGGGAGAGATTGGCCCGCCGAAGTCGGCAGCCGGTTACCGGACTATTCCGATCCCGCCGCTGCTGGTTTCCGAGCTTCGCAAGTGGATGCTCCGCGCGCCGAAGTCGTCGCTGGGGCTTCTGTTCCCCAACAGCGACGGTGGCGTTCGGCTGCACTCCAACCTTCTCAATCGGGAGTATTGGCCGCTGCAAATAAGCGCAGGGCTTATCAAGCGAACAGGCGCGCTCGATAATGAAGGGCAGCCTATGGTTAGGGCGCTCTATGACTTTCACTCGCTGCGGCATTTCGCGGCCTCGGCCTGGATCAAGCAGCGCGTCGATCTAAAGCGGCTGACAACGTGGCTGGGTCACGCCAGCGTCCAGACAACGCTCGATGTTTATGGTCACCTGATCCGCGACGAACAGGGCGATGCGGCGATTGCCGCCGCCGCCCTGGATGAGCTGCTGGCGTAACTATTCCCGCTCGGAATACTTTTCCCTCATGCCACACGAATGGCACATGACGCGCCTTCCTTGGCGGAAAACTGCGGAGCGATAGCGGAATCATAATCCGCGTGTCGGGGGTTCAAGTCCCTCCTCCGCTACCAACGGAAACGCTAGTAAAACCGCCATTTCTCAGGTTCCCGGTCCGGAATCTCCGGTTCTCGTTCCTTTCGATTTTGTTTCGCAGTTTTCTGCCATTTCCCGCTCGTCGGCTTTTTGTCAGTGGCACACGATTGGCACACGATTTTCACCGCGTGTTGACGAAAATGGTTGCACCATGCCAAGTTCTATGATACGCGCCATCACAATAGCTTTTTTGCGTCTTCGGCAGACCACCCTCCGGGGTGGTCTTTTCGTTTCCGGCACCCGCGCTAGGCGCGGCAGCCGGAATGCGCGGCCCGCTTTCTGCCATTGGGCGTGGCTGCGCCGCGCGGCGGTTCGCATTGCTCCTCTTTTGCGTGTCCGGCTTGGGTTGGCGGGCATTAAGCGCATCCGAGTGAAAGGGCGCGGGTTGGTTCCCCGCCGCCTCGCGATCCGACCGCCGCGCATTTCTTTTCAGACAGGGCTTCGGCCCGCGCCCGTCCGCTCCCCTAGCAAGGCGAGCATCCAAAAGCATTGCGCCTCTTCATGGTGCGAAGCGGACGGGCACCAATTCACCGGGGGAGATTCATGGCGAAGGCAAAAGTTGCCAAGGAGCCCGCGAAACGCGGCCAGCCGACGAAGTATCGTCCGGAATACTGCGAGAAGGTCGTCGCGTGGGGCAAGGAAGGATTGTCCATCGCGCAAATGTGCGCGGAGATTGGCGTCACCTATAACACGATCCAAGTGAATTGGCCCAAAGCCTTCCCCGAGTTCAAGGAGGCGATGGAGCTGTGGGAAGTCCACGCCCAGGCTTATTGGGAGGCCAAGATTCCCGTCAACCTGACCAATCGGGAGTTCCAGGCTCACCTCTACCTTCGCTCGATGGCCGCGCGCTTCCCGAAGCATTGGCGCGAATCCACGCGAAGCGAGCTGACCGGCGCGGACGGCGCGCCGCTCAATCCCTCGCCGCTGCTGCCTGATGTTTCGCATTTGGACGAAGAGCAGCTTGCAGTCCTCGCCTCGATCCGGCTCAAGGCCGATGACAGGGACGGGGAGGAAGCCACTCGCCATTGAGCCTCGTAGCCGACGCCGCGACGATTGAAGCGGCGCGGCGCGAGCTGGCTAGACGCAGCTTTCCAAAGTTCGCCTGCATGGTGGACATTCCGACCTTGCCGCCGGACGAGGAAGAGCTGGGCGAAGATGATCCGTTCCCGGTCCGTCGCCTGACAAGCGGTCTTGCAGCGCATCATGCGCTGCTGTGCCAGAAACTACAGGAAATTGAGTCCGGAACGCTTCAAAACCTGATGGTCTTGATGCCTCCGGGATCGGCTAAGTCAACCTACGTCGATGTCGTTTTCGTGCCGTGGTTCATGGCGAAGCGGAAGCGCCGTCACGTTATCCTCGCCAGCTACGCCAGCGACATTGCTGGCAAACAGGGCAGGCGCGCCCGCCAGCTCATTAAGTCGCAATCCTTTCAGAACCTAATGGGCGGGGTTACGCTTACCGCCGATCATCGCGCTGCCGACGAATGGAGCCTGACAAACGGCTCAGAATACATGGCTGGGGGCTTGCTTTCCGGGCTGACCGGCAACCGTGCCTCGCTGGGCGTTCTGGACGATCCGATAAGGGGCCGGGAGGCCGCTGAAAGCGAAACGATCCGGAAGAAAACATGGGAAGCGTATCAGGACGATTTTTGCTCTCGTCTTATTCCTGGCGCTCCGCAAATAATGATTCTTACGCGCTGGCACGAGGACGATCCTGCCGGGCGCATCCTCCCCGAAAAGTGGGATGGGGAATCGGGCTGGATTGACGGACGCGATGGCCGCAAGTGGTTTGTGATTTGCCTTCCGGCGATTTGCGACCGCAACGATGATCCGCTCGGACGCGAGATTGGCGAAAGCCTATGGCCGGAGTGGTTCGGACGTCAAACGGGCGACCCTCTGCTGCATTGGCTTCCGTTCCAGAAAGATCATCGGGGTTGGTCGAGCCTCTATCAGCAAAAGCCTTCACCTGAGGATGGCACGTTCTTTTCCAAGGACTGGTTTCCGTCTTGGAAAGAGCGGCCAAAGCATCTGCGGGTTTACGGCTCCAGCGATTACGCGGTTAGCGAAGGCAAGGGCGACTATACGGTTCACCGTGTTTGGGGAATCGACGCGGACGATAATCTTTATCGGCTGGATGGGTGGCGCGGGCAAACGTCATCCGACAAGTGGATAGACCGCAAGCTCGATCTCATTCAGCTACACAAGCCGCTGGCGTGGTTCGGGGAATCCGGGGTCATCCAGAAGGCGATTGAGCCCGCGCTTCGCAAGCGCATGAACGAACGCAAGGTTTTCTGTCGCCTGGAATGGCTGCCTTCCGTTGCGGACAAGCCGTCGCGGGCGCGCGGCTTTCAGGCCCGCGCCGCGATGGGCAAGGTTCTATTCGAGCCCGACGCCGATCTCTCGGAGTTCATGGCGTTCCCAGCGGGGAAGAACGACGATGAAGTGGACACGGCTTCGCTGATGGGCCGCGCTCTGGATCAGGCTCACCCCGCCATTGTCCCCGAAGCTGAGAGCGTCGGCGGAAGCAATGACTATGGCGAGAATGACTATCTGGATGCTGCCGACAACTGGAAGACTGCATGATGGCGGGAGGCGACGAATTGACCGACAATTTTCGCCATTACGTCGATCAATTCGAGGAGGCCCAGCGGGTAACGTGCGGTGGTCGAAAGGAATCCGAAAAGGCGCGCGATTACGTCGATGGTCGGCAGTTCACCGCAGAAGAGGAAGCTCTTCTAAAGAAGCGCCGCCAGCCGATCACTCCCGAAAACTTGATCCGCCCCAAGATCGAATCTCTTTGCGGGCTGGAGCTTCAAGGCCGCACCGATCCGAAAGCCTATCCCCGCACTCCGGTTCACGAGCCTGACGCTGACGCTGCGACGGATGCTCTGCGCTACGTTGCACAGGCTCAGGACTTCAACATTAAGAAGTCCCGCGTTTTCGAGAATATGCTGGTTGAAGGCTTCGGCGGCGTCGAAGTCTCTGTTCGTCAGCTACGCGATGGATCGGTTGACCCGTATCTCGTCCATATTGAATGGCACCGCCTCTATTACGATCCGCATAGCAGCCGCGCCGACTTCGAAGATGCGACCTACAAGGGTTATACGACCTGGATGGACGAGGAGGAGGCGCTTCGTCACACCAAGCCGGGTGGCAAGTGGGCTGGCAAGGAAGACGTGATTCAGGGCACCAAGAGTTCGCCCTTCTCAACGTCCACGACTGACCACGCGGACCGCCCGGCGTGGGCCGCGTGGTTCGACGCTAAGCGCCGCCGCGTCCGGATCAATACGCACTATCATCTTGTCGATGGTGTCTGGAACGTCTGCGTCTTTACGCTGGCTGGCTCTCTGGAAGACACGAAGCCGGTCCCGTTTCTCGATGAGCAGGGCAAGCCTGAATGTCCGCTGGTGATGGAATCCGCCTACATCGACAGGGATAATGATCGCTACGGGATTGTTCGCGACATGATCCCGCTCCAGGACGGCGTGAACAAGCGCCACGGCAAATTCCTGCATATGATTAGCAGCACAAAGGTCCGGGTTTCCCGAACCGCTGGTGCTGACGCGGAAGCGATCCGCAAGGAAATGCAGCGTCCTGATGGTGTCATTGTCGCAGAGCAGGGCGAATTTGAAGAGATCGGCAATCTGGGCAAAGAATCAGCGCAGTTCCAGCTAATGCAGGATATGCGCGCAACGCTGAAAGCGAACGTCGGCCCGAATGCCTATCTTTCCGGCAAGCTCGGAACGGACCAGTCGGGCAAGGCAATCTCGCTCCAGCAACAGGCTGGAATGACGGAAATGGCCCGCCTGCTCGATAACCTCCGGCATTTTACGCTGAGGGTCTATCGCCAGTGTTGGAACAGAATCCGCCAGTATTGGGATGCGCCGCGATGGATTCGCGTAACCGACAATTCGGATAGCGCGGCTCGGTTCGTCGCGATCAACCAACCGCCGCAGATGACGCCGGATCAGGCCATTGCCGGTGCCATGAAGGTTCGTGACGCGCTCCACGCTGGAATGATCGACGTTCCAACCGCGATGAAATACGCCGCCGATCTGGAAGGCATGGCGCGAACGAAGAATCCCGTTGCCGAGCTTGATGTCGATATTGAGATTGATGAAGTGGCGGATACTCCGACGCTCCAGATCGAGCAGTTCCAGCAACTCACTCAATTGCTGGGAACGGGCATTATGCCAGCGTCCCCGCAGCTTCTCCGCCTGATCATCGAGGCGTCTTCCTTGCGCGATAAGCCGAAGTTGCTGGAGATTGTGGACAACATGGAAAAGCAGCAGGCGGCTGCCGCCAGTGCAGCGCCGAATGCTGGCCAGCCGAATCAGGCGCAAGGTTTGGACCTACAGAAAACCGCTGCCGACATTGCCAACACGCAAGCCAACTCGGAAAAAACCGCCGCTCAAATTGATCTTATCCGGGCTCAGGCGAGAACGGAGCAGGCCAAGGCGTTTGCTGCCGGAATGCAGGTTAACGCCATTGCAGGAATGGGACGGACTCCCGGCCTAGCGGCCTAACCGAACAAACAGAATTGCAACGCGCCGATCCTCGCAAGGGGAGGCGCTGCCATGCCCGTCACCGGGGCCAAACGGGTGGAACCTGACCGCCGGGGGAAACGGGCGTTTCGTAGTCAGCCAACGAGAAGGGCGAAGGGCATAAAGCATGGATAACGATCTGGATGGAATCCTGAACGGGACGAACGAAGCTCCAACGGAAGCACAACCGGCGGCGGTGGAAGCCGCTCCGGAAGCGGAAGTGGAAGCTGTCGCTGCCGAGCCTGAGGCGAAAGCTGACGGCGTTGACCGGGTGCCGAAGGGCGAACCGGGGGCAGGACAGTTCAAGAGCAAGGACGATCCGAAGGGCGAAGAGGCCGCGCCGCCTGCGGCAGAGGAGGAGTCCGCTACAGCTCCGGTTGGTGCCCTGAAAGCGGAGAGAAGCAAGAGACAGGCCGCTGAAGAGCGGGAGCGGGCCAAGGATGCCGAGCTGGAACGGCTTCGCGCCGATCTGGAACGGTTCCGGCAGCCGCAACCGGCAATTCAGCCCCAACCGTCACCGGCCCAGGTCGCGACGGAACAGGCTCCTCCTGACAGGTGGGACGATCCGGAAGGATACGACCGCTGGCTGGTGGATCAGGCCACAAAGCGCGCGACGGAAACGGCGCGTGCAGAGGCGTATCAGACTTTTCAATATCAGCGGTTCGCAAGTTCCGCCGAAGAGATGAAGTCGAAGCTGCCGGATTATGCCGAGAAAATCGGCGTATTCGAGCAGATGCTACAGCACAACCCGGCGCTGCTGGATGAGCTGTATCGTGCGCCGAACCCTGCGGAATACGCTTACAACACGGCGAAGATTCAAGTCGAGATCAGCGAATACGGCGGACTCGACGGGCTGATTAACGCGCGTGTCCAGGCGGCTCTACAGGGTCAAGCGGCGCAAACGCCAACTCCTGCTCCTGCTCCGATTCCTTCCACACTTGCGGACGCCCAAAGCGCGCGCGGCTCTGCCGCTGGCGCGTCAAGCGGTCCGCTTTCCCTCGATCAAATCTTGAAGGGCTGAATCGCCCGGGAGATAAATAAATGACGCAGACTGCGGCCGCAACCGGCCTCACCCCTCAGCAATTCGACGATCAGTTCTTCGTCGATTATCTTCGGAATAACCCGTTCAATGCCTACATGGGCACCGGGGAAACCGACATCATCCAGGTGAAGCGCAACCTTCAGAAGAAGAAGGGCGACAGCATCACTTATGCGCTGGTGAACAAGTTTTCGGGCGCTGCCAATAACGGCACGAGCAAGCTTGAAGGCAACGAAGAGGCGGGCGTTTCGCGCTCGCACAAGTTGACCGTCTCGCTCCGCCGTAACGGCTTCTCGACGACTGAGTTCGAAGAGCAGAAGTCGGCTATCGACCTCCGCACCGCGTTCAAAGCGCAGATGCGCGAGTGGGCGATGACCCAGGACGTTCAGCGCGTCGTGGATCAGCTCTACTCGAAGAATGGCGTTGCCTACGCTTCCGCGACGGAAGCGCAGAAGGATGCGTGGTTGGATGACAACATCGACCGCGTTCTCTTCGGTGCAACCAAGTCGAATGTCTCAACGTCGGCTCCCGCAGGCGGCGCGACGAACGACCACTCGGCTTCGCTTCTCAACATCGACAATACGGCGGACAAGCTGACTGCTTCTTCGCTGTCGCTGATGAAGCGCATTGCCCTGTCGGCAAGCCCAAAGATTCGTCCGATCATGGACGAAGGCAACAACAAGCGCCGGTTTGTCGTGTTCGCTCATCCGCTCTGCTTCCGCGATCTGAAAACCGATCCGGTTATTACGCAGGCTCAGCGCGAAGTGAACCTTGCCAATCAGAACAGCAAGCTGTTCCAGGGCGGCGACCTTGAGTGGGACGGCATGATTATCCACGAAGTGGATGACATGACCACGCTCACCGGGGCCGGTGCTGGCGGCATCGACGTTGGCGGGGTGTTCCTCTGCGGCGCACAGGCGCTCGGCCTCGGCATCGCCATGCCGTGGCAGACGCGTGAGAAGAAGGAAACCGACTACGAGAACGAACAGGGCGTTGCCATCGTCACCATCGACGGCCTCGACAAGCTGACGTTCGGCTCGGGTTCCACGGATACTGCCGACCTGAAGGATCACGGTGTTGTCACCGGCTACTTCGCGGCGGTTGCCGACGCCTAACCGACTTGGGGGTGAGGGCTTCGCGCCCTCCCCCCACTTTTCTGCGAAAGGGATAATTCAATGAGTATCACGCTCCAGCAGGACGTGAAGGCTGGCGGGATGAACCAGGGCGATCTTTATGCCGTGGTTTCCAATGTCGTCGATGCCGTCAACGCACTCATTTCCGATCACAATACGCTCCGCACCAAGCTCAATGCGGACGCGGGCGTGACGGATACCAACTACGCGGCTTCGACCGCGACAACGGTGAAGCTCACCAAGGGCTAATTCCGGCGGGGGCCTAGGCTCCCGCCTCCATTTTCTCGCGATCTGATGGGGGCGCTTGATGGCCACAACGTGCCTCGACATCGTTACCTACGCGATGCGCCAGTCCCGCATCATTGGCCCCGGAAGGGAGCCAAGGGACGCGGAAGCCGAAGAAGGAATGGTGGCGCTCCAATCGCTTTACGACCAGTGGCGGACGGGCGGAATGTTCGGCAGGCTTGCCGACGTTTACCTGTCCGGCGATGCCAACGCCCAAGAGGGCAAGCGATATTATGTCCCCGCTGGCGTCACCCTGACGGACGCAACGAACGATTATGTTCCGGACTATCCTCTGAACGATTACGGCTGCGGCTGTGACTACGGAAGCGGCATTTCGACTGGCGTAACGCGCCAGCCCTACGACGTCGCTCTTTACGAAGTCGTCGATAGCAGCGGCAATCTTTCGGCCAAGCTCTACGACCGTAGCGCGTGGGTTGATTTGCTTGACCTCGCGCTGACGGACATTGCTCCGCTATCTAGCCGCAACGCCTATGGCCTCGCGGCCTGTCTTGCGACCTCTGGCGGCTTCGTCTCCGTATTCGGCGGCGAACCTCCCTCCGCCATCTCCAATCTTGCAGCACAGTTCACCCGCAACCTTTCATCCAAGTTCGGCTCGTCACAGGATATGACGGGCGACTTGGAAACCTGGATGTAGCGATGCCGTCGATCCCCTACGGGACCGGCGCATATCGCCGGACGAACGGCAACTTCCCCGAGCTAAAGCTCATCAACCTTTTTGTCGAACAGGCGAAGACTTCGGAAAACGGGGTTGCGCTGCTGTCGTCTCCTGGCCTGTCCGTGTCGTCCACGGTGGGCACCGGCCCGATAAACGGCCTGTTCTCGAAAGAGGGCACATTTTCGGGCGACGTGTTCGCGATCTCAGGAACCGCGCTCTATCGCGCCGGGGCCGCGGTGGCGTCCGGCACAATTGCAGGAACCGGCCCGGCAAAATTCGCTGGCGGCGATCTGGAGCTAGTTGTGACGCGCGGCGCAACCGCTCGCAGCTATCTCTCGTCGGGCATTGCCGACATCGCCTTTCCTGACTCTGCAAGTGTTCGTTCCGTAACCTATATCGGCTCGCTGTTCGTTTACGTTCGGGACGATTCGGCCAAGTTCTACTGGTCGAACGTCTTGGACGGGCGGACAATCGACCCTCTCAATTTCGCTACGGCGGAACGGGAGCCGGACAGCCTTATCGATATTGCCGCCTTGGGCGACAATATCTGGCTGTTCGGTCAGCAAACCGTGGAAGTCTGGGCGCATACAGGCGAAGCGGACCTTCCTTTTTCGAGGCTGGAAAACGTCGCGCTCGATAAGGGCATTGTCGCAACCGGGGCGGTGGTGAAGGCTGACAACAGCCTCTTCTTCGTTGGGTCCAATCGCAGCGTTTATCGCGCTGCCGACGTCCCGCAGAGAATATCAGACCACTCGATTGAGGAGCGGATTCTTGCCTCGTCCTCGGTCCGGCTGCTTACCTATCTCCACGAGGGTCACGAGATTGTCGCCGTCCGGCTGGATACGGAAACCCTGTGCTACGACTGTGCAACGCAAGAATGGTTTGAGCGGCAATCGAACGGCGGGCAATGGAATGCGGCTCACGCCTGCACCGTGAACGGCGCGACTGCGCTGTTCGGGCACCAAACGACCGGGCAGCTCATGGGCCTGTCCGGCCATGACGACGCGGGCGACGAAATGGAGTTGCGGTTTACCGCAGCGATGCCGTTGGATCGCCCGCTTTCGATTGACCGGCTAAGGCTGTGGGCGAACGTCGGGCATACCGACCTGCTGACGGGGCAGGGCAGCGATCCCGTGGTTGAAATGCGCTTCTCCGACGATGCCGGGACCACCTGGAGCGATTGGGAGCCTGCAAGCCTCGGCGTTCAAGGCGACTACCGAGAAGTGCCCGAATGGCGATGCCTCGGGCAATTCGACTTTCCCGGAATCATGCTGGAGTTCCGCGTAACCGATCCTGTCGGGCTGAGGATCAGCGCGGTCAAGATCAACGATCCTGGAGGAAGACGTGCTTGACGTTATCAGAGCGCTGGGCGGGGCTCCCGTCCAAGGCGCGCCGCTCGCTCCGCCGGGCGTTATGGTTCCCCATGCGCCGCATGTTGTGGTCGCGGCTATGCCGCAACCGACGCAGCCGATCATCAATCCGCAGTTGGCGGTCGCGGCGCTTCACGGCCAACTCTACCGGCCCGCCAGATACTGAATGGCCCGGCTCCTTGATCGTCTTTCGGACATCAACTCGAAGACGCCAAGGGGGGTCTATACTTGGGCGCAACGGGTCTGCGAGCAAATTGAGGCCGCGTTCGCTCGTCAACAAACGCAGATTACGGCCCTGGAGAACCTGAACAGCGACGATGTTCTGACGCCAGCAAAGAAGCCTCAGTGGATACTCTTCAACTCGTTCCTGACTGGCGAACAGACGGGCCTCGATGCAGAGGCGACAGCCTACGGAATCACGACTGAAAAGACGGCCTACGACGCCGCGCAAACGGCGCTCTCTGGCTATCTCGCAACGCTAACGGCGGCGGTCGCGTGGGATGATCTGACGGGCGACACCGCTATTACGGGAACGACGTTTCGCTCCAAGTTCAACGACGTGCTGGTAGCGAAACAGGCGCTTTTGAACGCCATGCACGGCTCGGCAAAGGCGCTGGCCGACAACGCGCAATCGACCGCGACGACGGCCAAGAAGAACGACGCCATTTCGGCAAGCTGGACATCGCCGGGTTCGATCCTGTCCGCGACGGATGCTGGAACAAGTGCGACGATCACGATTGCCGGTCACACCCGGAAATATGGAGATTCGTCTTCTGTGCTGGTCACCGGGGCAAGCATAACGGGCCTCCCCTATTCGGCGGCCTATTACATTTATTACGACGACAACAATCACGCAGGCGGCGCGGTCACGTTCGTCGCCACCACAAACCCGAACACGGCTGCCTACAACTCGGCAACCGGGCGTCATTACTGCGGCTCTGTCGTTACTCCGGCGTCTGGCGGCGGATCGACCAGCGGCGGCACGCTCCCGCCGGGCGGCGGTTACACAGGTCCGGGCGCAATCCCATGATCCGACGCCTGTTCGCCGATGAGGCGGATAAGGTCAACGAGCTGCTGAACGATCAGGCGATCAGGCCGACGCTGTTGGGCGAAGGTTATTTGGACGCAACCGGCCTTCTGAAAGACGAGAACAACCGCTGTTACATGGATGAGCGCGGCGGCTCGATGTTCCGCTGGGCTGGTCCGGGTATCTACGAAGGGCACAGCTTCTTCCGCGTTCGCGGGCGCGAAGCGCTCGAAGCTGGCCGCGAATGCCTCTTTCAAATGAGCGATGCAAGAATCATCTGGGGCGCAACGCCGCTCCAAAACAGGGCCGCGCGCTGGTTCAACCGACAGCTCGGTTTCAAGTCACAAGGCGAGATAAGCATCCCCCTGCAAGGGCGCTGCGAACTCTTCTCATTGGAGAAATAGATGCCTGTTGGAGCAGCTCTCGGCGCTATCGGCACGATTGGCGGAGCCCTTATCAGTGCTGGCGCGCAAAAGTCTGCGGCTCGCCAAGCCGCCCAGGCGCAGCAATCCGCTACCGATGCGCAGCTTCAGCTTGGGCAGCAATCACTTGGCCTCAACCGCGACATTTACAATTCCAATTATGCGCTTCTCAATCCGTTCGTCACGCGCGGCAACGCCGCTGGCGATGCAATCAACGCGCTCCTCGGCCTCCCGTCTGCCCCTGCGGTGGCTTCGCCAGCCGCCGCTCCGGTGGCTGGTTCCGGAGCGCAAACCGCTCCTGTTTTCTCGCAGTCTCCCGTTCCGAACAGCTCGCTCGCACCCTCCAACATCGGGATCATCAACACCGCCCGAAGTGCCGTCCTGAGCCCAGGAGAACGCGCGGCCAGAATGGGCGGCGAGCCGATGGGCCTGCCGACCGCAGGACCGCAGGCGAATGGCGATCACATCGCGACTGGGGGGCTCGGCAGCCTCAATGTCTTTGCCGACCATCCTGTAAGCGTGGCAGGAATCGGCCCGGTAGGGGCGGCGGCAATGCCCTCGCCAACAGCGCAGCCCGCTTCGGGCGGCGCTCCTGCGCCGTCCGGCGCTCCGTCCGCTTATAATGCCTTCCAGAATTTTGCCGACTCTGCCGGAATGCAGTTCCAGCAAGATCAAGCGGCCAAGGCGATAAACAATCTCTACGCAGCACATGGCAACGTCGGCTCAGGCGCTGCGATGAAGGCAATCTCCGACCGCGCGGGACAGATTGCGTTGCAAAACTATTTCATGCCTTACGTTGGCCTCCTCGGAGATCAGCAAGGCGCTGGCCTGAGCGCCGGATCGGCTGTGGCCGGTGTCGGCTCGAATTTCGGGCGAACGGCTGCGGACATCAATACGCAGATGGGGAACGCCTATCAGAACAATGCCAATTCAGCCGCCAGCGCGGCGGCTGTTCGTGGGCTTGCCGGTGCCAATCTCGGCTCCAGCATAGGGAGCAGCCTCGGCACGCTCGCCTCCAGCTTCTTCCCCGCCAATGCAGCAGCGCCAGCCGCAGGTTCCGGAAACATCGTCTTCACTGGTGGGGCTGGCTATACGGGGAACGGCTTCGGATGACGCCTCAAGAAAAATTGGACCTTCGGGAACGCCAGCTCGCCGCTCGCGAAGGCAAGCCGGGCTTCAAACAAAACTGCGCCGAGATTCGGGCTGAGATCGCCAGATTGAAGGAACAGATGAATGGCTGACCCGTATAGCATTATCGCGTCCTATCCGAACGCGGGGCAGGCGTTCGCAACCGCCTACAGTCAGGGCCAGGAGCAGAACCGCCAACAGCGCATCCGGCAATCCATCGCCGCGCTCTCCGCTGGCAACAACCCGGATGCCTTGCGCCAGCTTTACGCGGACGATCCGCAAACGGCCATGTCGATGGAGAATCAGCTATATCAGCGTTCCGAGCGCCAGCGCGAAGCGGATAGCCGCGCTGCGCTTGGGGACTATTACTCGAATCCCAACGACCAGGGCGCGGCGGCTAGGGCTGCGAGCGCGGACCCCGAGAAATTCATCACATTCCAGGGTAAGCGCCTTGATGCGACGAAGACGGACCTGAGCAACGCAATTCAGTTGCACGATATGTCGATGCAGCTCCTTGGCGGCGTCCACGATCAGGCCAGCTACGATCAGGCGAAGGCGAGCGCCCGTTCTCTCTATGCTCAATACGGCAAGGATTTCGACTCCCTGAACCTGCCTGACACCTACAGTCCCGATCTTGTCCACGATCTCCAGATGCAGGGAATGGACACGTCGAAGCAACTCTCCGCGATTGCGCGGGAGAACAACGTCGATTCCCAAATTGAGGACCGGCAAGGCCGGTTGGAGGAATACACTCGCCACAATCAGGCGATGGAGAACAATCAGCGGCGCGGGCAGGATATGCGCGCCAACGGCACCGGCAAGCCTGCCGTGCCCAAGGCACCGACGCCGACGACGGTGATTGGTGCGATCATGGCAAAGCAGGCGCGGGGGGAACAGCTCACGCCAGCGGAGGCGAAAACCTATAACGAATATCGCACCGCCAAGGCGAAGCCGACCGGGGGCCACGGCGGCGGTCAAAGCACCGGCCTGTCGCGTCCGCAAAATCGGGCGGAATATGATGCAATTCCGAGCGGCACTCGCTTCGTCGATCCGAATGGGAACGTGAGGGTTAAGCCGTAATGGCCGATAATTGGTGGCAGTCGGCCCCGCTCGCGGAAACGCCGGGGCCGACTGCCGCTCTTTCCCGTCTGGAAGACATGGGAGCGGTGGTCACAAGCGGCTTCCGCACGCCTGCCGACGTGGGGCGTTTGAGGCGCGAGGGATACACCCCAGCAACGGACGGCGCGCACAATCACGGCGATGGTGTCGATCTTATTCCAGGCGGTCAGTTCAAGTCGCTGTCGCAGCTCCAGGCTTACGCGCAAAAGGAGTTCGGCTCAGGCGCGGTCGTCCAGATTCACAACGGAACACACGTCCACGTCGATGTTCCCGGCTGGGGATCTGCTCCCGATGTGACGCGCAATCCCGCGCTGCGGCAAGGCGCGTGGTGGCAGGATGCACCGCTAGAGGCGAATTCCAAGCCGTCGCCGCAAACGGCCCAGCCTGAGGCGACAGTAACCGGACTGCATGACGGAGACACGTTCTCGCTTTCGGACAACAAGAACGGGCGGCTGTTCGGTGCCGACGCTTTCGAGCTTGGGCAAACCGGACACCGTTCGGATGGGACGGTTGTTCCCTTGGGGACGGAAGCGCGGGACTTCATGGCTCCGCGCGTTGCCGGTCAGCCATTCGCCCCAACCGGATCGGTAAGCTACGGGCGTCCGGTGGGTTCGGTCGGCACTCCCGGCAATGATCCCGCGATTGCCCTGCTTCGCAACGGTTTCGGCTTGGCGACTCCCCAATATCTCCAAGGCTCTCCGCAGTTCGCGCCTTACATGGAAGCGGAGCGGCTGGCTCGCCTCAACCGCCTCGGCGGCTTCCAGACTGACGCCTCCACGCCTTCCGAGTTCCGCCACGGCTCGCCGTTCGCTCAAGCGGAGCCGGGAACCTACGGCAATGGCGTTGCGGTGTTCAAGGACGAGCCGACGCCCTTCCAAGGGCTGCGTCCTGACATTGCCAAGGGCTACATTTCGATCTGGCAAGACCCCAAGAGTAAGCCGGAAGATTTGCTGGCCTACGCGAAGGCCAACGGGTTCACGCTCGATCCCGCCCAAGTGGCGAAGAAATACGCTGCCCGCGACAAGGGAGCGATTCCGGGCGGAGAGATTAGTTATCGTGAAGCCCCAATGCCGCTCATTGATCCGGGCGACGGAAAGACGGGCGCGTTCCTGCGCGGCCTTGGCGATCCGTTCAACATGATCGACGAGCTGGGCGGCGTTGCTGACACGCTGGGCATTCCCTCGCCGGGGGCTGGCGGGCCGCGCGAAACAATCTTCAACGCGCCGCCGGGAACGCGCTTTGGCGACATTCTCTGGAACAACATAGATCAAAACAGGGCGATCCTCGCCAACGACGAGATGGCGCATCCTTACGCCAGGTTCGGCGGGCAACTCGCTTCCGGGCTGGCAATCCCTGCGGTTGGTGTCGAGGGCGTTGGGGCAAGGGCGGCGGAAGAAGCTCTGGCTGCTGGCGCGTCACGCTTCGCTGCCGAAGAAGCGGCGAAGTCAGCCGTCCGGAACCGGCTGATCGCCGTGGGGGCCGCCGAAGGCGGGGCGATGGGAGAGGGCGGCGGGGAAGGCAACCCAATTCAACGCCTGCCTAGCGCCGCATTCGGGGCCGCAACGGGCGGGCTAATCGGCGCTGCGGCAACTCCGGTTGTCGAGGCTGGTGCCGCTGCGCTTCGTTTCCTGCGCCGCCCAACGCAACTAACCGAAGAAATGGCGCAAGAGGCCGCCGCTCGCGAAGCTACGGCCCAGCCTGACGGCAGCGTTCCGCCGCTCGATCCTGAAACACTCCGGGCGGTCAATGGCGGCGCGACCGTTAACGGTGAAACCGCGCCGCTTGCCCGTGGGGAGAACGGCCAACCCTTTATTGAGCCTGACACGATTCAGCACGCGAACGGGGGCTTCTCGGCCTCGCGCGAGCCTGACGCTGCGGCAATGGCTGCCGACGAAGCGCCGTCAATCGCCAGCGAACCGATCCCCAATGCGGCGGCTGCCGACGCTCCGTCTGGAGGGGTGCGGATTCCCGCGCATATCGCGGAAGGCGCGGACGGCGTGCGCCCGGAAGACGTGCTTCCCCGACCGGCCAATGCGCCCCAATCTCTGGAAGAGGCTACTGCGGCCAATCCAGGCCGGTTCTTTACTCTGCCAGCGCCGGACGAGTTCAAGGAATTGCCTGTGCGCGTGGTGACCACGCCAACCGGGGGCAAGGTCCGTATCCGCGCCCCGCTCGATCTTACGCAGTCGCTTCGCCTCATGGGCGGGATTCAGGATCAGGGCGGCGAATTGTCGCACCTTGGCATTACCAACGAACCGCGCAAGCTGGACTTCGGCGGGAACGAACAATTCCTCGGAAAGCTGGTGAACGAAAATGGGATGCCGCTGGATGAGGCGATGCAGCGGCTGTGGGAAGAAGGCTATTTCCCCGAATTTCACGACCGCCCGCACTTCAACGAATTGCTTGATGCTCTCAAGCTGGAACAGATGGGCCAGCGGCGGTTTCACCCGGACGATCAGCACCTTGCGGAACGCTTCGCCAATGCGCGCGAGGATCGTTTCAGGATCGAACAGGCTGCTGCTGACGGGTCGCCGCTTGTCGATGAGCGCGGCGCACCGGCAACGCTGGAAGACCAGCTTTCCAATCAGCCTCCGGCTGCGGCTTACGATAACGTCAACGCCAATGCGGTCCGCGCCGCGAACATCAATCTCGACAAGCTCTATTCCGCCACGTCGGTAAAGGGCGGTGACATTCGCGCGGCAATCAAGTTCTCCGCCGATACGTTCGGCGGTTTCGCGGAAGCGCGGCGTGGGGTCCAGGGTTGGCAACAGACAAATGAGCTTGCCGACAAGCTCGGAATGACGCCTGAATCGCTTCTGTCGCGCGCTCATGGCGAAGCATGGAACGCGGAACATATCGAGGGCGCGAACCGCCTGCTGGACGCCAGCGCAACGCGGCTGGTGAAGGCACGCGATGCGGCCTTGGCAGGGGGAGAAAAGGAAAAGGCCGATTTTGTTCGGGCGTTCCTGCTTCACTCGGCCATTACCGAACAGGCGTCAGCGATCCGCGCGGAAGCGGGCCGTGCGCTCCAGGTTCTTCGCAAAGTGTCGAAGGCCGGGCTGAGCGATAACAAAGCTATCGCGGCGGCGATGAAGCGTCTCGACAGCGGCGCGTCCGTCGATGAGCTGGCGCAAATGGTTGGCGATCTGGCGCATGATCCGGCGAAGCTAAACACCTTCGTTCGGGACGCGATGAAGCCGACCTGGAAGGACAAGATTAGGGCGCTGTTCTATTTCTCGCTTCTGAGCAATCCGGTTACGCATTTCGTCAACGTCATGGGCAACATGGGGCGGCTCGGGCTGGAAACCGCAACCGATTACGCCGCGGTCGGCGTCGGCGGCGTCAGCGCGGCGGCTGCCAAGCTGACGGGACGCCAGATTGAGCGGTTCACGCTCAGCGAAGCTAACGCTCGCGCGGCGGCGCTTATCTCGTCGTTCCCCGATGCGATCCTGGCCTTTGTTCGCACCATGCGTTCCGGCCAAACGGCTGATGGCATTACCAAGGAAATTGGCGGGGTGCGGCAAGCCTTCACCGGCAAGGTTGGAACCGTCATCCATGCCCCCGGACGTCTGCTGGCTGCGGAAGACGAGTTCTTTAAGGCGTTCGGGCGGCACATGGCGTTGAACGGCCTTGCGGTTCGCCAGGCGCGCAACGAGGGCTTGAGGGGCGCGGCTGCGGAACAGCGGATCGTCGATCTACTGTCGAATCCAACCGATGAAATGATGGCGAAGTCGTTTGACTATGCCCGTTATCTCACCTTCCAGAGCGAGTTGGGCGCGCCCGGAAAACTGCTGCAAACGGCGTCCACGAAATACCTTTGGCCGATCATCCCGTTCACGCGGACGCCGATCAACATTTTCAAAACGGCGGCGGAGCATTCACCGCTGGCGTTGGCAATGCCCAAGTGGTTCTGGGCCGAAGTTCGGGCTGGCGGTGCCCAGCGCGATGCGGCCATTGGTAAATTCCTGTTCGGCAGCGCCGCCGCCATGTTTATCGCCAAGGCTGCTGCTGACGGGCACATTACCGGCAACGGTCCATCCGATCCCGGCGCGCGCAGGGAATTGATGCAAACGGGATGGCAACCCTACTCGATAAAGGTAGGTGATCGCTATTTCAGTTATTCCCGCTTGGACCCGTTCGCCACCATTATCGGCACGGTTGCCGATATGGTGGACAAGTCGGACGGGCAAATGACGGAATCGCAGCGGGACAAGTCCGCGTTCATCATCGTCGGCTCGATCATCCACAACCTATCCAGCAAAACGTGGCTTCAAGGGATTACCGACTTCACCACCGCGATGTCTGAAGTGTCCAGCGGCGATCCTACTGCCGCCCAACGCTACGTCCAGCGGTTCATCGCTTCGTGGATTCCGGCTCCTGTGGGGCAGGCTGCGCGGGCGATCGATCCGGTCCAGCGGTCAACCTCGGATGAGGCAATCCAGGGCACGATTGACACCATAAAGTCGCGGATTCCGTTCGCCTCGGAAACGCTCATGCCGCGCCGGGATATGTTCGGGGAAGAGCTGACGCGCGGAAGCACGGGGAGCGTGGTCGGTGACTTTCTCAATCCAATCTATACGTCGCAGGATAAGCGCGATCCGGTTCTCTCCGCGATCCAGGAGTCCGGCGCGACCATCGGGCCGCTCAACCGGCGCGTCAAAATCAACGGGGAATCGGTCAAGCTGAACGATCCCCAATGGGACAAATATCAGAAGGTCGCTGGGCAGCTCACAAGGCTATACATTCAGGATGCCGTGAGCGGTCCCGAGTTCCGCACAATGAGCGGGGATGATCGCAAGGATGCGATCAATGCAGCCAAAGTCCAGGCGCGCAAGGATGCGCGGGTGACGCTGGGATATTCGGACGAAGAATAGCGGCCTCTCACGGCGCTAATTGAAACCTTGCAGCCGCCTTCCGGGCGGCTTTTTCTTTGGGGGAAATACGTTGGCCGTCAAGCAACTCATGTTGCCCGCGAACAGGGCTTTCGACAGCAACGGCCTCGCGCTGGCCGGTGCCAAGGCAAAGCTCTACGAAACCCGCACAAACACGCCCGCCACGTTCTACTCGGATGAGGCGCTGACCGTTCCGCTCGGCTCCACGATCACGGCCAACGGCGCTGGCCGGTTCACGCCCTTGCCCTACCAGGATGAGGCAACCCCGTTCCGGCTCATCGTTACTGACGCGAACGATGTCGAGCTTGATGACATTGACCCCTATTATTTTGGGTCCACGATTTACGGCACGTTCACCCTTCCGTCCGGATCGTCGGTGCCGTCCCTCGCCGCGCTCAAAGTGATTGCGAATCCGGCTGACGGCCAAACCGCGATCCTGAGCGCGGATGGCGGGAATTTTACATTCACGAACGATGGCGTCGGCAATGCTGCGCTTGTCTCGCAACTGGCGTCTCTAGCGTCTGCACCTAATCAGGCGTTCATCGTTCCACCTTCTACCGACACGACCGGAGCATCCGGAGCGTGGGTTAGGAAATACAGCGGCTCCGCCGACATTCGCTGGTTCGGTGCGGACACGGCTGCAACGGCGGTTGCGAACAAGGCGGCAATTCAAGTCGCGCTCAATGTCGCTAAGGAAGTGATGGTTCCGAAGCTGGCCGCTGCCTTTTCCTCAACCGGCGGAATCGTCATTCCGTCTGGCGGCTTCATCCGTGGGCCGGGCACCATCGACTTCGATGGGTCGGCTGCAACCTACTTCGCTTCGCTCGGCTCGGCTCAGGACGCGGCTGGCGTAGCCTCTAGCAACATGGGCGTGGTCGGGGTTAACTTCACCTGCTCGACCGATATTCAGTTCATCCACATCATCAAGCTGGAGAACGGCGGCGCGACCCTCGACCGGGTATTTATCAACTTCAACACGGTTACCTATACGGCGACTCCGACGACCGGAGATCGCTGGTTCATCAATGGCCGATATACCAGCGCCACCGGGGCCGCGACCTGGAGCAACGTCCAAGTTATCGGGAACGTCCTCGACGGGCCGATGCAGCTAATCGCTGGCTGCGCGAACGGGACGGCGAAGCATTGGGCTGTAAGGCATAACATCGTCAACAATGCCCGCTCGAACGGAATCTTCTTCTCCTCCGGAGCTGCGAGCGCGGGCAATCCTGCGACGGTCGAAGACATCGACATCAGCCACAATCAGATCAGCGCCGATTCCTATACGTCTGTCGGGATTCTCGTCGGCCTCGATAACGAGACTGTTGACCGCAATTTCAACATTCGCCGCGTCAAGATTTGCAACAACAAGATTTACCTGAATCACGCTGCCGCGACATGGGGGATCGGCATTCGTGGCGGCAACGATTGCTCAGGGATTGGCGGCTTCGCGTCTGACCTCAACGGTGTCGAGATTCACGGCAACGAGATTTACACGCAGGCCGGACAAGCTGCGATCCATGTCGGCTGTGTCGGGGTCAGCACCGCAGCCGCCGTTTACATCAAGAATTTCGTCCTCGGCTCGAACCTGATCCTGCAAGGCGACGTTCTCGTTGGCGGGGTCGATGAAGGCTGTTTCAAGAGCAACGTCGTTCGCGGCAACTTTCAGCCGATCAATACCAGCCTCGTCATGCGTTCGTCGGGGAATACCTATCAAACGCTTTCTCCCGCGACTGCTGCCACATTCGAGATGCGGAGCGATGGGGACACGTTCATTGGCCGCGATCCCGCGTCGGTCGGTCCCGACAGGCCGGTGGACATTGCTCCGACGACCGGGGCAACGCAGACGGTCTATCTCAACAATGCCGTCATCAACTCTCGGCAGGCGTCGGGGTCGAACCGCAATGCCGCCGTTCGCACAAGCGGGCTTGGAACAGCGACCGTCTTTATTCACAACATGACGTCAGCCACGACCTGGGCCGATGGGCGAACGGTCCAGACAACCGGCACCATTACCGAGTTCACCGACGCGGCGGCGCTGGCGAACGCCAACACGTGGGCGGCTGCTCAGACCTTCGCCAGCTCTGCCAAAAGCACATCGGCAACCGCTGGCGTCGGCTATGCAACCGGTGCCGGTGGCGCTGCAACTCAGGCGACCAACAAAACGACCAGCGTGACGCAAAACAAGATTTGCGGCACCATCACCATGAACAATGCGGCTCTCGCCGCCAGCAACCTTGCCGAGTTCACCGTCACCAATTCGGCGGTGTCGGTAACCGACGCTATTATCCTGAACCTTGCCAGCGGCAACGTCTCGAACAGCATTGCCTATCGTTACTGGATCAGCGGCATTGCTGCTGGTTCGTTCAAGATCGCGGTCGAAAACCGAAGCGGCTCCTCGCTCTCGGAAGCCCTTGTGTTCAACTACGCTATCCTGAAGTCGGTTGCAGCGTAGCGAGCGCCATCTTCTGATTGCGCGGGTGTGGATAGCGGTCTGAGGCATTTTCCACGCTCAGGCCGTTCTCCCGCCCGATCCGCTGAAAGTAGGACAGCGGATAGGCGAAGTCTTTTGCCGTGATATTCACGCGCCCTTCGCCATCGGCCTCGTTGAACGTGAAATAGAAGCGCGAACGCGGCTCCATGACCCCGGCAATGTTGGCGAAACATTCCTCGATCAGCGGTTCATGCAGATGCGTGAAAACCGACTGCGCGAAAATGAAGTCGAAGCGCGGCAAGCCGTCGAAGCGGAAATTTCCATCTGGAACGTGAACGATTGTCGGGCGCTTGCCGGTCAGTCCCTCGTCGGCAACTAGCTGGCGAGCGGCCTTCACGCATTCGGCTGACATTTCCGTTCCAGTGTAGCGCCGCGCGTCCAGGTATCGGATGAAGTGCCGCCCCCCGCGAAGCGTTCCGCAACCTATGTCGAGCAGAGCGCTGGACGGCTTCAATCCCTCGCCTTTAAGGAAGTCGATCTGGAGCTGGCCGATCTCTTCCCATAGCCCGCCAACCGCTTCCTTCGGGTTGCGCTTCACGCGCTCGTCGGTGTGGCGGCGATAGGCGCTTAGGTAGTCGCTGGTCGGAACGAACGCGGGCGTCGGTTTTATCCTGCGGCGGATTGCTGAGAGAACGGACATTCGCACAATTTAGGCGCGATCCATCGAACATATCAAGTCATTCACCCTGGCACACGAAAGGCGGGAGCAATGCCCTGTAAGCGGAAATGATACACGAGCACCGGCATTTGCTCGATTGGCTGGTGTGGGTTTGCGCTGGCATTTCCGCCTTCGGGCTTTCTCAGGCCGCGACGGTGGTGGCGATTGGTGCCGGACTCGCCTCGATCCTGCTGGCCGGGCTTCGCATCTACGACCGCTTCACTTGCGGCAATTGGAACGGCCCGGGGCGTCGGTGATGCCGAAACTCCCGCCGCCGCATACATTCGAGCAGGGACAGCGCGCCCTTTACGGCGCGCTCATGTCCGTGGCTGGCATTTGCTACGGCCTCGCTGCGCTTGCCGGGGCGGCTGTCATCGTCTGGGGAACATGGCCTGCTGATCTAGCGAGGCTTCGGCTGCTGCTCGTTGGTGGGGCCTTGGGCGGGGCAATCATCGGCTCGATTGCGGTCACTATCGCTCTGGCGGTCGGCGGACCTGTTGGCCGGTTCAAGGGCTCGGCCAGCCGCGACGGCGTAAGCGTCGAAGCGGAAGGCGCTGGCGAAGAAGGGCGGTCCATATGATCCCGGAGTTCCTGCTGAGTAGGCTCGCTGGCCCGATTGCCAGCGGGGTTGCAGTGCTTCTGCTCGCGGCGCTGGTCTATGTCGGCCTCGATAGCCTGTCCAAGAACCGGACAATCGGGCTGCTCAGGGATGAGATACACAATCCGAAGACCGGCTTTATCGCCCAGGTCACCGCCGCTCAGGCCGATCTTGCCCAATGCCGCTCCAATCGCCTGACGCTGGAGGAATCGACTGAGCACCAGAATGAGGCGGTCGATGCGCTTAGGCGCAAGAGCGAAGCCCAGAATGCGGAGCTGGATCAACTGTCTCGGGATTACGCGCTTCGGCTTGGCCGGGCTAACGCGCTGATTGCCTCCATGAAGTCGATGCCGCGAAGCGGCGATGTCTGCAAAGATGCGGAGCATCTGATTAGGGAAGTCGCCAAGTGAGGGCTCTGCTCGCGCTGGCGGCGCTGCTTCTGTCTGCCTGTTCCACAACGCAAGCGGTCCGCCCGGAGCCGATCATTCGGACAGTCGAAGTAAAGGTGCCAGTGGCCGTGCCATGCCCAGCATTGGAAAAGCTAGGTCCGGAGCCTCAGTATCCGGACAGCGACGAAGCCTTGCGCTCCGCCCCTGACATATTGGAACAGGTCAAGCTACTGCTCGCCGGACGCGCCCTGCGGGCCGTTCGCGCCGCTGCGGTAGCCGAAGCGCTGGCGATCTGCGCCGCGCACGAAGAAAGCGCCCCAGCCAAGTAGGCCAAGGCGCTTTCCCCAGCGGCTGGCTAGGCCGCTCCCCGACTGCTTAGACCAGCGGTGCCAACTCTAGCCTCCCCTCCTCTCGAAGCTGCAACCGCCGCTCCAGAATGTCGCCAAGGCGGCGGTCTGGAAAGGCGGCGCGGTATCCTTCTATGACAAGGCCGCAACGGGCCATGTCGATCATCTTGGCGTCGTCCGCATCGCTGAACGGCTGCATGGGCGGCATGGAGAAGCGGTTTTTCATAGCGGGCTCCTTTCAAAGCGTATCAGGCTCGCTTGGCGCTCGATGCGTTCAAGCTGCTCGTTGCTCAACAGGGGCAGGGTGGCGTAGGCGAGCAGGAAGCGGATATGGTCGCCAAGCTCGGTAACGCCGGTGTCCAGCGGCGCTTCCTGCGTGTCGGGGGCGAAGGGGCGGTTCATTTCGCCCTCCCGTTCAAGGCGCCGATGCGGAGCGCGTTGTTAAGGGCAACGGCGTCCGGCATGGGGTCTTTGGAATAAGCCAAGCCCCTCACGGTCTGCCTGATGCGATCACGCTGCTTGGCGGAAAGCGCGTCGAACAGGAGCATCGCCAGCATCAAGGCTGGGCTGCGCGAAGGCAGTTCAGCCCCGTCCGGCTCGTCGAAGCGCTGGACATTGGCGGGGATTGGCTCTCCGCCGCGCTCCATGAGCAACAGGCTTAGAAAGCCCGCCGCGTCCATGCGGTTGCTGTAGTGCCAAAGCGCCCGCTCGGTCTGCGGGAACGGAAGCACGGTAGGAGGGGCCGAAGCCCCTCCGGTTGCTGGACGGGACGCCATTACTCGGCCTCCCCGTCGATCTTCCGCAGGGTCGCGGAGATGTTGTCGAACAGGCCTTCCAGCATCCAACAGGCTGCGTTGTGCCGCTTCGCATCTTCCTTGCCGTCCGGAAGCGCGGCAAGCATCTCGCCTTCTATGATAGCAAAGAGCGTGGCATGACCCTTCCTCGTCGCATCGTCCAGCGCGATCTTCTCTTCTCGCAGAGCATCAAAAACCCGCTCTGCTTCTTCAGTCGTGGAGAACGCGCCTCGGTATCCGGACGGGGCCGCTAGGCGGGGCACCATTACAGCGTCTCCGGAACGGTAACGGTGCCGAACAGGCGGCGCATATCGTCGCGGAAGGCGCGGACGCGGTGGGTGTCCTGCTCGTCGCCCAGCGCTAGATAGTCGTGGAAGACTTCCAGCTTGTAGGCGATTGCCAGAGCATCGGGAGCGGGGGTGAGAAGCATCTTCTCGCGGGCATCGCAGAGCTTTTCCACGGCGGCGTCGTGCTTCTTCTCCGCCTTCCGGTAGGCGGCTTCTGCTGGCGCGTTTTGCTCGTCTTGCTCGGCCTTGGCGGCGGTCCATGCCAGATAGGCGTCCACAAGGCGGGTCGCCTTGGCGGCGATGTCCGCGAATTGGTCCTCTGTAAAGTTTTCACTTGCGGCAAGGCGGTAATCCACCATCGCAACCCGCAATTCCAGCGAACGGATGAAGCCCTTGCGATCATCGGGCCAGCGCCTCGCGTAATGGTCGAGGCCGTAGGTGTCGAAGTCCTCCGGCTTCGCTACGCGGATGAAGTCTGCGTGATATTTGTCGCAAGCCGCCTGAAATTCCTCCGCTGCGACCTTGTAGGCTGCGGCCTCTTTCTCGAAGTCGGCAACGGCGGCGTTCCACGCCTCGCGGTTGTTGTCGATGGACGGAGTGTTTACATTATCGGTAGCCATGTGCCTGGGCCTCCAGGTTAGTGGTGAGGCTCCGTTCCGGCGTTCCAGCGCCGGGCGGGGCCGCTAGGCGGGGTGCCCAGCGGGGAAGGGCTTAATTGCCCATTTTGGCACGGTCAACCCTTTTGGGTAACTTGACACAAAAAGAGTTGGGGACTAGTCGGCGCGCCTCTTTGTAGAGGGGAAGTCACCGTGCTAACCGCAACGACGTGCCGCGCCGCTCGGGCGCTTGTCGGGCTTACGCAAGAGGAGCTTTCGAGCCGCGCCAGGGTGGGCCGATCAACGGTCCGCAATTTCGAGAATGGCAGGCATGTGCCGCTGGCGAACAATCTCGATGCGCTCGCTCGCGCTCTGGAAGAAGCCGGGGTGCTATTCATTCCCGCCGACGATCAGGGCGGGGAAGGCGTGAGGCTCAGGCTCCGCCCGTAGCGTAGGCTGCACAACCTTCCTCGAAGTCCCAGCTATTGCCTCCGCAGTCTGCGGGGTCGCCTATGCCGTTCTTCTCGGCCCATGCGTAACCGGCTTCGTGCCCGGCGCAGCTTTCCTTGCAGCCGTATCCCTTGAAGCTGTCCAGCCAATCGGAGCGGTCGGCATTGTATTGGGCGTAGGTCATCCCGCCCTTGATGCCGCTGGTGTCGGCGTCCGTCCCTAACAGTGTGCGATCCGCGCTGTCGGCGTCTGGATATTCGGGGGACGTGAAGCCGAACGGCTCTGGCTGCCCGTCGAACGTGCCGAAACTCGACAGGGTGAATCCTGTTGCCAGGACGGCCCCGGCGATAAGGAAGGGTCGCGCGTTCATGGGCTGATCATAGCAGAACGGGGAGTCGGGGGAAATTGTCTAAAATGGCTTCGGTTAATTGCGATCCTTCGCGCGCGCGTGGCGCACCTCGTGGTGCGGTAGTGCGGCGATATTCTCCCCTCTGGAAACCACCGCACTTTAGCGCACCCGCACCTGCGCACCCCTAAAGGGGGTGCGCGTAGTGCGGTAGTGCGCGGCGCACTGTGCGCAGTAGGTGGTGCGGCAAGGTGCGCGTGGTGCGGCGAATCCGGGGTATTTTGGCTTGGATCGCTGCTGTCTCATTTTGTGCAACTGGCGTTGCAGTTGATAGGGCGCGACAGTATATTGGCTGCGGCTGCCGTTGAACCTGGCGGCTGGAGGGCAGGACAATGGCAAGTGCGTTCGTGGCTTACTATCGTGTTTCGACAAAGCGGCAGGGTCAGTCGGGCCTTGGGCTTGAAGCTCAGCGTGCTGCGGTGCTGGCGCATCTTGGCCGCGCTCCGGACCACGAATTTACCGAAGTGGAATCCGGCAAGCGTTCGGATCGTCCGGAGCTTCTAAAGGCGCTCGATCTGGCAGAGCTGACTGGCGCGACCTTGATCGTGGCCAAGCTGGACCGGCTTTCCCGCAACGCTGCTTTCCTGCTGACACTACGCGACTGCTCGAAGGTTCCTATTGTCTTTGCCGATATGCCGAAGGCCGACCGCTTCGTTATCGGCGTCATGGCGATGATCGCGGAATGGGAGCGGGAGCAGATCGGCAAGCGGACCAAGGAAGCGCTGGCGGCTGCCAAGGCTCGCGGAACGGTTCTCGGCGGGGATCGCGGCAACCTTGGCGGTGTCCGGGCGCTGGGGACGTCCAGGAGCGCCGCCAAGCGGTCAGAGACTGCGAAGGCAAGGGCGGCGAAGGTTCTGCCGCATATCGAAGCGGCCAAGGCGCAAGGGCACCGCTCAACGCGGGCAATCGCCGCCTATCTCAATAGGAAAGGCATCAGGACCGCGCGCGGTGCCGATTGGCGCTCGGGTTCCGTGGGGCGGCTGCTCGCTTCCGCTTCGGTCGAATTACCGGCAACTCAGGGCTCGCCTCAATCCAGAGCGTTGGATAGCGCAGCCGAGCTTCTTCCAGCATAGCGCGCGGCAACAGCAACGGGCGCTCCGTCCCGTCCGCCTCGTTGTAGAACGCGATTAGGCCATCTGGCTTCTTCATTGGCCGTCGCCTTCCATCTGCTCGATCCCGCGCAACAACAGCTCAATCGACGCAGCCGTGAACGTGATATTCCTCTCCGACATCAGCTTATGAATATAGGGCAAGACCGAAGGCGCTCTGTCCCGCAACAGATGCGGCGGGACCGCAGGGACCGGCTTCGGCCTGCTCGGGTCCGTTCGCCAGTGGGGCGTCTTGTCCTTTGGGCCAAGGGTGCATCTTCCGCTTTCGACGATACGCACCTGTCTTCCGCGCTGGTAGCACAAGCGGACTATCCAGCCCTTGCGCTCCAGCCGCCGCATGATCCCGGGGATCGTTGACACGCTGCTAGCGCCGATCTCCTCCGTCATGTCTTCTATGCTGTCCAGCGGCCTGTTCTCGTTCGCAGCCGCTACGCATATCTCGTAAACCCTGCGCTCGATGAATGTCAGCGGCTCCCCGGTCATTGCGCTAAGCCTCCGTCGATTGCTGTCAATGGACGCCATTGCTGCTTCGGCTTTTCGGCCAGCGCGTCCGCAATCTCCCGCGCGTTCCTGATCTGGCAAGCTCGAAGCAATCTCACCCGCCATTCCGGCGGAACAAGGCTGGCGACGTTGCCTCGGCTGATCGTCATGGCATTGCCTGAGTTTAGCAGGCGGACGCCGCTCGGCTTGTGCGT